GGCGAACGACCCTGAGTTGGCGGCAGCCGCTGCCTTGCCGAGAGCATCAGCGGTCTGCGTGGCCTTGCGGGTGATGCCGTCGAGCATCGAGTTGAGCCCGGAGCCTGCCGTCTGCCAGCCCATGTCCCGCAACGCCGCCTTGAGGCCGTTGAGGGCGTCCTTCACCGAGTCGATGACCCGTGCCGCCCCCTCCATGCCGGGGAGGTTCACGTTGATGTTCGGCCCTGGCGGGTTGCCAGCAGCCGACGGCTCGTCAGGCATTCGCTCTCTTATCCCGCTTCCAGGTGATGATCCGGAGCCAGTAGTTGCGCTGTCGGTTGGTCATCGTCCGTATCTCACTGATCGTCCAGCCGGCGTTGTGGGCGGAGATGATGTCGTAGTTGAGGTAGAGGGTCTGCTCGTCAGGTGCGAAAGAGATCGGCCCAGCCGAGTGCCAGCGGGACCTCCTGCCCGCAGGCGACGCAGGTGGTGGACAGTCGCAGGTCGATCGATGGCTGGTGATTGACCAACGCTGTGAGGAGGGTCTGGCGGTCCTTGATCCCGAGGTTCCGCACGTAGCTCGTGGGATCGGGGATGAGCCCGCCGTTGAGCTTGGTGATGCAGCGGCTGAGCAGGATCGTGTTCTGTTCAGCCGTCGTAGCGCCCTTACGGGCGTATGCCTCTCGCTGGTCGTCGCCGGTGACGAGGCGGTACTGCAACTCGTGGCCCTTGGATGTGGAGAACGTGAAGACCTCGTTGTCCACGTCCTCCACGACCTTGGGCTTGAAGTCCTCCGAGAGCAGGAGTTCCATCTCCTGCTCCTGGTCGCAGTGGACGCAGCGGAAGTTGACCACCTTGCGCTCTCCGAAGGTGGCCCGGATGATGGCGATGTAGATCTGGTCCCGCTCCCCGATCAACAGGGAGCGGAGCCAGCCCTGTCGCTCGGCCAGGGGGAGAGTGCCGAGATCGAGGTCATCGATGCGCTCGACGCCGAGCGCCACCACCATGTCGTAGTAGTCGGAGGGCTCCCGGTGCTTCGCCAGGGCCTCCTCGTCCATTCCGGTCAGTTCCCTGACCACCACGTCCTTCTTGTACATGCCCTTGTAGAAGAGCCCCCGAGGCAGGGAGAGATGGCAGTCCGGCGCCTGCTCGATGAGCGGCACCGGTCCTGCGATCTGCTCCCTCGCCGCCTGGAGATCAGCCTGCTTGCTCCCAAAGAGTTCTTCGGCCGTCGAGATGTCTGCGTCTCGAACGTCTGTCACGATGTCATGCTCCTGTGTGATACGGGGGTATCGGTTAGCTGATGCGGGCGACGGCACCGCCGCCGACTCCGCCGTGGCGGAGGTTGATGGCGTCCTGGTTGCCGTAGAAGACGTCGAAGCCCTCGTGGTGCACGGTCATCTGGTGGATGAGGACGCTGTTGTCCATGGCGTTGAGGCCGTTGAAACCGACCGACGCCACCCAGGCGTTGTAGAAGGCGAAGGCGATCACCGAGCCGTTGATCCCGTCGCCGGGCGAGCCCGAGCCGGGGTTGTCGGTGACCGGGTGGTCCATGATCCGCACGGCCATGTCGAAGCGGAACTCCTCGCCCATGCCGATGGTGCCTTGGCCCCACTGCACGGCGAACATCTGCTTCGCCAGGTTCCACATGCCGGGCTTGAGGTAGAAGACGCCAGCGCTCATCGTGAGCGGGGCGAAGTCGGTCATGCCGGGCAGCTTGTGCGGGTTGGTGTTCCACCCACCCTCTCGGTAGGCGACCATCTCGGTCGTCATCGAGAGGCCTTCCACCGTCATGAACCCCATCTCTGCGATCTGGGTCTGGAGCTTGGCGTCCGAGTGGAACAACTGGACCTGGAACTTGAAGTTGCGAACCGGGTCGGCACGGAGCCGAGTGCGGTCAGCCAATGTTGGTGATGGCATCTGTGGACCTCCTTATGACGCCGGCTGGACTTCAGCCGTGAACGAACCCTGGTCGTACTGCGTGAGCCGGATGATGACGAACTCAGCCGGGTACTGCAGCGCCACGCCCAACTCCATCCGGACCTCGCCGGACTGGATGACGGAGGGCGTGTTGATGGTGTCGTCGCAACGGATGTAGTAGGCCTCGTTGGTGTTGGAGCCCTTGAGCCCCCCGGCCTCCCACAGCGGACGCAGGATCCGCTCAGCGGACATGCGGAGCGAAGCCCACAGGCGCTGGTCGTTGTTCTCGAAGACGGCGAACTGCGTGGAGCGGCGCACCACCTCCTTGATGTAGATCAGCGTGCGACGAGCGCTGACGTACCGATCGGCACCGAACGTCTTGCGGGTGCGGCCACCCATGACGCAGATGCCGGCGCCGACCACCGAGCGGACGACGTTGATGTTCTGCGAGTTGAGCGTCCCAAGCTCGGTGTCGGAGAACTTCGTCTGCACGCCCACGGCGTTGGAGATGCTGGCGATGATCCCGGCCGGAGCCCGGAACACCCCGACCGTGGCGTCGATGCGGGCCGTCACGCCCATCACCGCTCCACCTGGCGGGATCGCCAGCGTCGAACCGATGGACGACGGGTTGGGGACGATGATCCACGGTCCGTAGCTGGCCGAGTAGCTGTCACCGGTGTTGGCGCCGAGCGACGTCGTGATCGAGGACAGGTACGCCGCCGACGACTGGTTCGGGAGCCGGGGCGGTGCCGAGTCGTTGACCACGAAGATGTCCTGGCGGTCGGTCCAGGTGGTCGAGGGCACCGTGCCGCCGACGTAGCTGGTGACCGCATTGGCCGTCTCGATCTTGGCGACGTCGCTGTGGTAGCCGACCACGTTGACGATGACCGGACCTTCGATGGATGACACGTAGCTCGCCGCTGCGGTGAGTGCCGAGGCGTCGGGGAGCTTGGGATCGACACCACCGGCCAGGGCCACGGCGTTGGTCGTCACCACGGGCTGACCCTGGCCGGCGCTGACGTCACTGACGGTGACGTACTGCGAGCCGGCGGTGGGGTCGTTGATCGTGGCCGAGATCGGCCGGGAGCCGGGGATCTCACCCTTGATCGACAGCCCAGAGAACGTCTCCACGACCTCGTCTCGACCATCGGCGTTGGTGATCAGGATCTGTAGGGCGAAGACGTTGTCGGCGTTGGGCGCCGTGCCCACCGTGGACTGCGTCGAGAGGTTGTACTTGAGGCTGTTGCCCCAGGTGCCGGCGGAGAGGGCGTTCAACTGGAACGCCATCAGCGGCGTCTCGGCGGCGTCGCCACCGTTGACGGCGATCTTGGCGGCGGTGCCCTGATCGATGGTCGCCGTGGGAGCGGCCCGGATGATGTACGCCGTGCGGCCACCGCTCTGGAAGAACGAGTAGACGCTGAAAGGCAGGTATGAGAGGGCCTTGGTGGTCGCCGGGGCAACAGGGTTGATGGGTGCGAACCCGCCGAAGATGTTGACGTAGTCGGACCACGAGTCCACTCGGACCGGCGTGTTCAGGGGACCCTTGCCGGCTGCTCCGATGAACGCCGCCACCGTGAAGGTGGAGGCCGTGTCGGCGCTGTTGACCAGCAGGCTCTCTTCCAGGTACACGCCTGGCCGTCGATAGGTGATGGGCATGACACTCCTTGGCTCATAGACGTAGGGACCAGAGGGATGCGCCGATGAGTTCTACGAGCCAGACGGCAGTGTCACGATGGGGCTGGGATCTCGTGGCCCTCATGCCAGACGTGGAAGTACTCGCCTTCCTCGTCCCGAGTGGCCTGTGAGATACCAAGTGGATCGACAACGTTCTTGAGGCAGGCCTCGTAGTAGCTGTCGAACCAGTCCCGGTCAACGACCGGGATGAGCACCCGCAGCACCTTGTAGACCCAGGAGTCCACGATGCGATCCTGCGGGACCTCGGCCAGGACCGAGACGGTGTACACCTTGCGGAAGATCCGCTTGGTGCCCGACTCGGTTGTCTCCGAGAGATCGGATGACACGGTCTGCACCAGTTCGGTGCGTCGCCATGTCTCATCGACGTCCATCCAGAGCCAGAACGGCCGGACCGGGAAGACGTCGGTCTTGAAGATCGACTGCAGGTAGCGGTCGTGCAGTGCGTTGCGGGTGTGCACGGCCACCTGGTACTGCAGGCGGAAGGGGAGGTAGTTGCGGATGGCGTAGCTCTGGACGGCCCAACCACCGGGAGGCGGTGGCAGCAGTGGGCTCTTGTCCGGCCGGTAGAGGTGGTCGGTGGGCTCCAGGTGGTCGCTGTGGAACAGGTCGAACGCCGGCTCGGCCGAGAGCAGGTCAATGGCGATGAAGGGGTACTTGATCTGGCGCTCGCCCTCGGGCCAGCGGAACCACACCCCGACATCGACCTCCGGTTCGGTGATGTCACGGCCCGGCACCTTGATACCAGTGAGGTGGCCCTTCAACATCTCGTCCTCAGCGAGGATGAACCCGGTGTGGGCGTAGACGTCGGGCTTGTCTCGGAGCGGCCTAGGAGGCACGGAGCACGCCCTTGATCTTGGGCGCACCCACGTCCATCGACGGGCCGTACTTGGAGTCCATCTCGTCCTGCATGTGCTTGGCAGCGTCACGGGTGGCGCTCGACAGCGTGCGGAACAGCGGGTTGGGCGCCGCCTCCAGGTCGCCGTACTCCAGGATCATGGCCTGGGAGGCGAACACCGGGTTCTGCACGCCGATCACCAGTTGGCCGTCCGAGGACCAGACCTCGATGTTGTCAGCGATGGAGGACCAGTCCTCGTCGGCCTGAGCACGGGCGACGACCTGCTCGTGGAAGAACTGGGTGGCGTTCTGCGCCGCCAGCACGGAGTCGGCCATCAGTCCATCGACGTATCGCTGGACGGCATCGACCCATCCAGAAGCGATCTCAATCGAGGCCACTCTGGCTCCTCACGGCTGGCAGTTGAGGCCCAACACCGCTCGGTGCCGGACGCCGTCACCCTAGTCCGGTTGTGACGCTCGCCAGAGGATGGACAACAACGCCTGCATCTTCTCCATCTCCGTGCCGGGGATCGTGGTCATGTAGGCGTGCGACTCACTGCCGTCGTCGTTGGGGATCGGCTCGTGCTTCCACGC